TGCAGAAGCTACAGACTTAACCTTGCGTTTTTCTTCAACGTCATTTGGTCCAAGGCTTAGGAGGTCGCCAACGCTAACAGAAGCAGAAACGAGTGCGGTGTTAGCTGTAGTGATAACAACCTGATCGCTATTTCTTGCAACGTCATAACTCAAAGCAGTGGTAGTAGACCATGCTGTTGCGTCTGGGCAAACGGATATCTTTAGTGAGTTACCCAAAACGCCAGCATATTTCGCATAGAAATTGTCGGTAGATGGGACGGTAGAATCTTCATTTTCGATTAAAGCGGCTGTTGTTTGCGCAGCATTTCTTGCATCAGCATTAACTGTACGGACTACGTGCAGAGCGTTACCATAAGATAAGAAATTGGCTGCGGTGAAAAAATCAGTCGCATTATCATTGTTTGGTTTTTGGAAGATGTTTACGAGGCGATCTTCAGAATCAACCAACACGCGTTGTGCGGCTGGACCCCAACGGAACTGACCTGCGATAGCACCCTCAGTTGAGGATACGGCAGGTACGACCGTTGTTAGGTCGATCTCGCTTACATTAACTCCAGGACTTACTTGGAAGGGCATTGCTATTCTCCTTAAAAAATAGAGTTTTTATTTCATTCAACGATGATATTTATAAAAACTCAATGCTTACTATTTAGTTGTAATTTCCAGCAGTGATATGCTGGCTGTAATCAAAGTCTTCAGGTGGTGCATATTCTGTAACATTTTCATCTGGGATACCATCATCATGGAACCCAAACGGTAACATATTTTCCATCATTTCTTGCTCAGTTTTTTCTCTGAGCTGTATCAGTGTATTAATATCTGTCATCTCTTTAAAATACGCTTGGTCTGACAACCAAGCAAATAATACCAAGCACATGACCAGATCATCATGCGCTCCAGATTCTGCTTCGTATGATTTTCCTCTCCTTGAAAATGTTGATAGTTCTTTTATAGTTTGAAAATCGTTCAATATGAGCTGTTCTTGCTCTATTAACATTTTCAAAATTGAACAACCAACAGATTTTACGCTTTTGGTAGTTCTTATCCCTTTATCGCAATGCTTTCCGTATCCAGAAGATATCCTTTTACCAGATCTTCCTGCGCTTTCGGTGAAAAGTATATTCTCATATTCATACTCATAATGTACCAGTTCAGCAACCTGCTCGCCAATATCATTAATCTCGACAAGTATAGTCGCTTCATTATACGCTTTACAGGTTCTATATATTACTTCAGCATATTCAGCTGGAGTGATGAAGTTATCCCTATATGCGCAGACTTGTTTATATGGCATCCCTGTCACATCAATGATTTGAAATGCCGAATAATCAAGACCTTTACCGCGAGAAACGTCAACAACGCAAGCATAGATATGGTCGGGTTGCGCTTTCTCGTACATAGATATCCCATTAGACTCAACAATAGGCTGATGTGATACCAAAGTTTTTAATTTACTTCCATCAATCAATGTCCCTGAACTTCCCAAAAATTGACACTCATATTCCTGAGCGAATTTTTCATAATCATAATCCATTGACTGTAATGTTTCTTCTTTCCAAGCCTCATCTCTGCCAGGAACATCATCCCAATTCACCTTTACGAATTGGTATCCGTTAGTTTCTTCCCTCGCACCTTCACAAGTTTTGTAAAAGTGATTCAATCCGTTTGGCGTCGATGTCAACAATATTTTAGTGGTGTTACCAGATGATATTGTCGGGAATACTGAAGCAAAAAATTCATCCCAATTTTCAACAAAAGCAGTTTCGTCAATATACAAAAACGAAACAGACTTACCACGAATAGCTGACGAGGAAGTTGCCGCTGCTATAATTTTACAACCGTTCTCAAACTGCACCGAGCCTTTGTTCCACTCAACCACGCCTTGTTGCATCCAAGTAGGTAATGCTTCGTATGCTATTTTAATTCGGTCGAGGATTTCTCGAGCAGCATCACCTTTGTTGGCCAAAAGTGCTACAGTTTTATGTTCGTTAAAAAGAATGAAGTGTAATATCACCGCCACTGCTGTTGTTGTTTTACCAGCCTGCCTTGACGTTACTACTGCTAGTCGTCTATTATTTGTAATCTTTTCAATAATCTCGCTTTGATAATCATATAATCGCATAGGTATCAACCCATGGTCAACATGTACTATCTGGAGATAATTTTCGGCAAAGTATATCGGATCTCTGGAACATTTAACAAATTCCATAACCTGATCGTGCGTCCACTGTATCTGGACACCCTTCCTTTTGAGAAGCTGGTTGCCGTTATACGTTTCACTAGCCAAGCGTGACAATGCCTTCTTGGATCAGCTTTTCTCTGTTCGCTAGATGCGCAGCTTCAACTTCATCTTTACTACCGCCAAAGTATTCGACCGCATGCCCTTCATGAATCATAACTGATGTTACAGTTCTCCATGAATCAGTGTGCGGACAGTAAACTTCAAAGTCTCCAAGGATTCTACCGAACTTACCCTTCATATCTTCGCCAGACTTACTGACTTGAGTTTTGAGAACAGCTTTCTTTCCTAGTAGAGACTTTAGCCTTGCCTTAGCAGCAAGACCGAATTTCTTTTCTACCTTGTCCCGAGTTCTTGATTCTGGTGTATCAATACCCATAATGCGGACACGCTCACCACGAAGCCAAATACCGAACCCCAAGTCAATATCAACATCAACAGTATCACCGTCAATAACCTTTACAACATTGCATCTATATTCATACATTATTTTTCATCACCATTAATTAGTTTTTGTAAGTCGCTAGTGCTTCCAACAAATAAAGCATTAGTCACATTTTGCGGAGATTGCGGGTCATTTTTTTCTTCTTCCCGCAATGCCTTCACTTTCTTCTGTATGTCTAGCAAATCTTTATTCGCATCAACAAGTGTCTTGGTTAGCTGAGATACCACCTCAAACGCCCTTGGATGCTCACTAGCCTTCGCTAAGTGTAAGAGGTTATCAAGGGCATAAGTCCCTTTCTCTATAACATCATATAAATTGTCTCTGGCAAAAGTGTAATCTTTAGCCACATCATCAGGGAGGTCGTTTGAAGTTTCTTCTAGATTTGATCGGACTAATTGTTTAGGCTCGTCATCAACTAATTCTGATTCAACATCAAATATGTTATTCAAATTGTCTGTTACAATATTTTTCATAATCAGTGCTCATGGTTTTCTGTTCCATCAAAAAAGTCAATACTATCAAAGGCGAACCCATATGCGGTGTTTGCCCCGATAGAAGAAGTTGGTATGCTCGCAGAAGAATTTGCTGTCGGAGAACCGTTAGCCAATAATCCTGGGGTCAAAATAATTTTCTTATTTGGACCCTCTGTCGCGGTCGGGTTAAAATCTGAACTAGGAATACCAATATCCACAACAGTTCTTTTAATGACACCCTTATTAGAAACTGGTCCAAATATATATCCCTTGACCACAAACTGAAAAGAGTATATAATTGCTCTTCTCGTTTGAAAATCCGCTTCGTAGGTGTCCTCAATACTCATTCCACCCAATACAGTTGGGACGTCAAAATAGTGACCAGTCTCAGGAATCAACTTAACACTGTGAGTAAACTCTGGTCTGAAGTATGGCAGTATTTGCTCGACAACCTGTACCGCATCTTCATTATTAGCAAACATAGCAGATAATGTGATATTTATATCATAAGGAACTGGAGTGAACTGCGACTGTAATGAGTTGTCCGTAGAACCTGTAGATGTATTTTTGATTAATTTATTCAAGGTTCGAGTAGGAGCATAGGACATATCAGTTATTTCAAACGACATCCTCGGTAATTGTGTTGCCACCGCCCTGTCGAGATTCGCATCCTGCCGCAATCTAGCCAAGAACTTTTCTTTTGGACCATATGCTATTGGGACTCGGATAGTTTGTATCCTCGCCCCTGATCTATCATATCTATTGACGTCAATATCGTTGAACATCGACCCAAACATTATTATGTACTTTCGGATAACTCCGTGATTGTATGATGCTCCAAACATTACCAACTATCTCCTTCGCTGAATGGGTTAGTCTCGCTGAAGTCGATGAAGTCAATAACATTAGAATTGAACTGTTCATTGTTTGCCGATTTATCAGTATCCTCAACTCTAAACTCGAGACCGTCTTGAGATATAGTAAATCCGTCTTCAGTAATAAGCTCGTTACCTTCTTCATCAAGAAGCTGGAAGCTGAGCATATCGCCAGAGAATGCAGTTTCAATACCATCGATAGCACCGATACCAGTATCGAGCCTCTCGTGGCTGTATTCAAAGAGTTCGCAACGCAGATCATATGTCTGTAATGAACCCATTTGATAAAATATCGCTTCGTGTTCAACGAATTTAACTTCAAATATTTTATTGTTGAGCGGGAAGTATATTAAATCGCCTTCGGATGGACGCCCGATATCCTCAGTGGTATCTTGAACTTCAACCTCTTCACCGAACCTTCTTTGAGATACAGTAAGAACCATCTCGTCACGAATTTCAATATTGAATTTAGAAAGGAAGTCTCCTTCACCCTCAAACCCATCAACAGATTTGATGTACATCTCAATCAAGTAAGCATCATCAAATTTGGACAATGTGTCTTCACCGAAAAGGGAATCTTCCGCAACAAGTGTTCTAGGCAAGTAGTAGCAATCAAACCCATAGATTTTGATTGATTCGATGATCAAATCTTCTATAAGGTTCTGCTCTTGGCTGAACGCATAATTATTAAAAAACAGGTTTGTAGCCATATTTTTAGCCTATCATATCCATCGCTGGCATAGAGAATTTCTTTTGGACTTCTTCTTCGAGTCTTAATATTTCTTCTTGCGCTTCTGCCCAAATAGTTTGACCATTAAACGTCACACCGCCAGGAAGTTGCATACCTTCAAATTTCTTCATATTTTCGCCCCACTGCCTTTTAATCAAAGCAGTACAATATTGACGAAGCCACCAATCGCCCCACACAGAAGTGTATGTATCAGGGTCTAGGACTTTATAGCACTCAATGATTATATACTCGCCAACAGAAACGCGATTCCAATCCATATCTAGGTGCATTTTATCAGTGTGGCGGTTAAATCTTAAAGGTTGTTTTCCGACAAGAAGTTCTTCGAGCAACGCAATACGCTCCATTGAAGCGACATAGTGTTGTATCTTCTCGCTCGCCCAATCGTGAACTTCGTTCAGAGATATTTGGTAACGAAGGTTAAAAAGGTTATTTGCTTGTAAGCCAGTTCCGATCGGGAATACGTTGACGATTCCCATTACAGTTGTCGGAATGCCGATGTACTGATTAGTTTTATCAGTTTCAGTGATTTGGTGTTTCAGGAAAATTCTTTCAGAACCATCGTAATGATAGTCGCGATAGAATTCTAAAGCATCGTCGATTCTATCATCTACTTGATCTTCATCGACATTAATTTCAACTACAGGTGCCCCGAGTCGTCGGAGGCAGTATTTTTTGAGTTCGGTTCTTGTGGTAGGAGTCGCCATTTTAATAGTCTCAAATAGGATATTATTTCAGACTATTTATAAGTTTAGAATGCCTTATAAAATGTCGCCAGGATATCTAGAACTCCACATTGTCAGACTGTATTTAGTGCCTTTTATCAACTCTAAGCATTCGTGACCATGCGTCACCATCCCAGGGAATAAAATACACCTGCCGACAGGGATATCTTTATTAGTGATGTTTTGTCGGTGGAATACTAGGTCTGCTCCCTCATAATCG